CTACGCGGGCAGGTCTTCCAGCACGTAGGGCTTGAACGCGCAGGCCGGCACGCCGGCCCAGGTGTTGATGGCGTGGGCCATGGTGGCCTGCAGGGGCGCGATCTCATTGCGGGCGAAGACCTTGGCCGCCTTCTCAACGTCGCCGAAGCCGCCCACGTTGTTGGGCAGCATGCCCATGAGCTGCGGCGGCACCCGGTGCACGGCCAGCACATCGTCGCGGCTGGCGTTCTTGATGTTCAGGAAGTCATCCTTGGCGGCCACCTCGCTGATGGGGATGAGCTGGATGCCCTCCTTCTTGCCGCCGGGCGCGTAATAGAACAGGTTGCGGAAGTTGCCCGTGCCCTTGGTCTTGGTCAGCTGTTCGCGCATCTTGTCGATGTCGCCCTGCGCCTGGGCCGCATCGGTCACATACAGGATGAAGCCCGCGTGGCTGCCGTTGTTGTAGTAGCGGCGGCGGAACAGCGTGGCCGATTCGTTGAGCAGCGCGGACTGCAGCGCGCCCAGGTACGGCGGCAGGCCGTACACCTCCTGGTGAATGTCCTGCTCGCGCAGGTGGAACACATCGTTGCGGGGGAATTCGTGGGGGCTCTGCATGTCCGTCACGAAGAAGTAGCGGCCGGGCTCCACGCCGCGGCGCACGTACTTGCCCAGCGCGTGGCGCAGCTCCAGCAGGTTGCCAAGCCGGTTGCGGCGGCGCTCCAAATAGCCATTGCCCAGCACCATGAAGTCCAGCGCCAGGGCGCGGAACGACTCTGCACTGAGCCACTGCGACGGCACGAAGGTGCTGGCCAGCACGTTGATCTTGAAGCGCAGCGCGGATTCGTGGTGCGCGCCCACGCGCAGCAGCCGGGCCAGCGCGGCCAGGCTCACTGGCGGCTCGTACCAGTCGCCAGACTGCAGGCACTCCGCGTACTCCAGCAGCGCAGACCGGCCACCGATGACGGGCTCGGGCTCGCCCAGGTCGAAGGTGAACGACTGGGCGGCGGGAGATTCCGTGATGGGATCCGCGGGCGGGACGTGGGGCGCGGTCACTGCTGCCTGCGCGGAATAGTGCCGGGCCTGTGCGGGTGTGCGGCGTGTGCGTTTGGTCATGGCTATTCAGAGATTTCAAGAAAAGACTGCCCCTGCACCGTGGCCAGGCCGGTGCCGACTTCCAGGGGCTCATTGCTGATCGCGTTCATGCAGGCCCAGGCCAGGTCAGAGTGGCCGGTTTCCTCGCTGCGGCCGGCGGCGTAGGTCACGCTGCGCCCACTGGCCGTCAGCTCGCGCTTGATGGCCATGAAGCTGCTGGCCAGTTCCTTGTTGACGGCGTCGAACTCCAGCCGGCCCGCGTTGATGACCTGCTGCGCCTTGAGCACCAGCATGGTCTTGGTCTCCACGCTGTAGTTGATGCCGCGCGCGGCCGGGTAGAACTTCTGCACCAACTGGAACACGCCCTGCCCTATGCCCGTGGTGTCCAACGTCATGGCCACCACGTTGTAGCGCTGTGTGATTTCCTTGATCGCCTTCGCCTGCGCCTCAAAGTCCATGCCCTTGAACTGCTGGGTATGCAGCACGCGCAGTTGCCCGCCGGGCTTGGTCGGCGGGGCCAGCACCACCAGGCCGGCGCTGTCGCCCGTGTGGCTGGGGTCATAGCCGACCCACACCGGCATCCACGGGCACCGAAGGCGCCTTGAAGGCCGACTGCTGACACCGCCGCCGCACCCTACAACGCAACTACCGCAACCCATATCCGCGAGAGATCCATCCATGAAAAACGCAACCCGCCTGCTGTTCAACCAGTAGGCTTCCCGGCCGCCACGCTCGACATGCGCGGCGCGCGCCTCCACATCGACCTGGGCCGCGCGGCCACTGCCGAGGAAATCGGCCGCATCGCCCACGTGGTGCGCGCCACCGTGCCCGCCCACGTGCAGTTCTGGCGCGTGTTCCATGGCTACGACCGGCGCCCCGTGCGCATGGACGGCCCCCAGCGGCTCGACCAAGGCCTGCTCGATGACGACTCGGGCGTGTGGCACAGCGTGGAGACGGGCGAGCCCGTCAAGGCCAGCTTCGGGGCGATACACCGCGGCGGCACCACCGCCGCCGCAGGCCAGCCGCTGGGCCTGTGCACTGCCGCGCACGTGGCGCGCGTCACGCGCCGCGACAAGCCAGTGCTCGACTCCTGGCGCCTCGACTCGCGCGTGCGGGCCGTCGAATTCGGCGGCATGGGAGTGCTGCGAACCAGCGAAGCGCCCGCCTACGAGCGCGTCGCCTGCGAGAACGGGGCGCTCGGCGTCATCGACGTGGCCGAAACCGCATGGATCGCACCGCGGTCCGAAGTGGCCACCACCACCCGCGCCGCGCAAGAACTTCCGCCCGCACTGCCCCAGCCGCAGAGCTGGGCCGGCACCTGGGGCGCCAACCGCTGGCGTCCCGTATTCATCGAATCGAAATCTACGGAGAGCACCTGAATGGCAACCCTTCAAGACGATGGACGCATTGCCCTGGCCGTCGCCATGGCCGCGCAGCCCGTGCACCTGGCCTGGGGCCGGGGCCTGCCGGCGTGGGATGCGCAGCCCGAGCCAGAGCCCATCGACGCCACCGGCCTGATAGACGAAGTGGGCCGCCGCCTGGCCACCTTCGTCGGCTTCGTGCAACCCGACCCGGCCGGCGAGGTGGAGCTGCCCAGCGGCAGCAAGTACACCGTCGTGGCCGGCCCCACGCGCTGGCTCTACGTACGCGTTGTCTTCAACTTCGCCGACGCGGACGGCGAGACGCTGCGCGAGCTGGGCATCTTCTTCGGCTCCCAGCCCGTGGCGGGCCTGCCCGTGGGGCAGCGCTACTTCACGCCAGACCAGGTGGCCGCGCCCGGCCGGCTCTACACGCTGGAGCGCGTGCCGGCATTCCAGCGCAACGGCGCCGTGCGCCAGACCTACGAATACGTGCTGCCCTTCTAAGGGCCGGTAAGCCATGACGACAGCCAACCCAAACGCCATTTACGACCGCTTCGACCCGGCGAAAAACTACGACCGCATCCGGTGGCGCGCAGACAAGGTACTGCAGAGCGCCGAGGTGAACGAGCTGGAAAGCGCGCTGCACGCCCGCCTGCGCGGCGTGGCCGACATGCTGATGAAGGAAGGCTCCATCGTCAGCGGCGCCGGCATCGTGGTCAACCACAGCACGGGCGCGACCACATGCGAGGCCGGCGCGCTCTACGTGGCCGGCTGCGTGCGCGGCGTGCCGCCTGCGCAACTCGCCATCGCAACCGTGGGCGTGGTGTACGTGGGCGTCTACATGACGCGCGACCTCATCACCGAACTGGAAGACCCCGAACTGCTGAATCCCGCCAAAGGGACCGATGGTTTCCGGGAGCCCGGCGCCGCCCGCGAGCGCGTGCAGCTCGCATGGGGCATCGGCGCCAGCGGCCAGGCCGGCGACTTCTTTCCCGTCTGGACCGTGGAAGACGGATGGGTGCGGCCAAAGGAGCCGCCACCCAACATCGACGCCGTCACCCAGGCCCTGGAGCGCTACGACCGCGACAGCGCAGGCGGCACCTACATCGTGCGCGGCATGGAGCTGCGCCAGGCGGCGGACCTGCCCACGGGCGAGCAGGTCTACAACCTGGCCGAAGGCGCGGCACGCATCGGCGGCCGCGCGCTGGAGCTGCCCAGCGGCCGGCGCCTCGTGTTCAACGCCCAGCCCGACCTGCAGTGGGTGGACTCCGAGCCGCACCTGTCCACCACAGACGGCGCGCAGCGCATCGCCTTTGACCGCTGGCCCATGGTGGGCGCGCCCCAGGTGCGCGCCATCCGCCGGCGCACCGTCGATGTGGTGCACGGCGGCTTCGTGGGCGCCGCCGATCCGCTGCCCGACAACAGCGTGCAGCAGATCGAGCTGATCCAGCAAGGCGCGGTCCAGTTCGCGCCCACTGACGATTTCAAGCTCACGGCCGGGCAAGTGGACTGGAGCCCGGACGGCGCAGAGCCCGCGCCCGGCAGCACCTACAAGGTGACCTATCTCTACATGGCCGTGGTGGAGCCCACTGATGTGGACGCGCGCGGCCTGACCGTGGAGGGCGCCGTCGCAGGCACCACCGTGATGCTGTCCTACCACAACGCGCTGCGCCGTATCGACCGGCTCACCCTCGACCGCGAAGGCACATTCGCCTGGGTGCGCGGCGTGCCCGCACCCTGGATTCCACTGGCGCCCCAGGTGCCCACAAGCGTGCTGGCCATCGCAAGCGTCTACCAGAGCTGGGACGATCAGCGCCGCGTCACCATGGACGGCGTGCGCATGATGCCCATGGACGAAGCCGCCGACCTGCGCGAGGACAACCGCCGCATGCGCATGGACTTGGCAGAAATCCGCCTCGCTGTGGACATTGCGGGCCGCTACTCGGGCATCAAGCGCGGGCAGTTCGCAGACCCCATGCTGTCCAACGACATGCGCGACGCGGGCCAGCCGCAGACCGGGCTGATCGTGGGCGGCGCGCTGCGCCTGCCCATCGCCATCGCCGTGCACCAGATCGGCCTGAGCCTGACCGCCCGCCAAAGCCCGGCCTACACGCACCGCACTGCCCTGTCACAGCCGGCGCGCACGGGTTCGATGCTGGTCAACCCCTACAGCGCGTTCGACCCGCTGCCCAGGGCCGCCACGCTCACGCCTGCGGTGGACCGCTGGACCGACGTGAACGACACGCTGGGCGCGCCCACCCGCATGGCGGCCTGGTACAGCGGCAAAGGCGACAAGAAGGTGGTCAAGCAAACCACCGAGCAGCTTGAATTCCTGCGCGAGATCGACGTGCGCTTCGACCTCGACTTCGGCCCCGGCGAGAGCCTGCAGTCGCTCACCTTCGACGGCATGGCGATGGAGGCGCAGCCGCTGCCGGGCGGAACGCTGGTGGCCGACGCCACGGGCCGCCTGAGCGGCACGTTCGCCGTGCCGGCCGGCGTGCCCGCAGGCACCAAGGCGGTGGAGTTTCGCGGCACGGGCGGCAGCAGGGCCTCTACCCTGTTCACGGGCCAAGGCGAGCGCATCGACCGCGAGCTGTCGCAAATCATCTACTTCGTGGCCGCGCCGGTAGATCCGCTGGCGCAGACCTTCATGCTCGATGCGCCCGAGCACTGCACGGGTGTCGAGCTGCATTTCACGGCCGTGGGCGCCACGGGTGCGCTGGTGCAGCTGCGCGAGGCCGACAACGGTGCCCCCACGCCGCGCGTGCTGGCCCAAGTGCGGCTGCAGCCGGCCGCCATCAAGACGGACGGCACGCCCACGCTCGCGCAATGGAGCCCTGTCGTTTTGCAGCCCGGCCGCGAATACGCCGTCGTCGTGCTCTCCGACGACGACACCACCGCGCTCGCCGTGGCCCAGCTCGGCGGCTGGGACGAAACCGCCAAGCGCTGGGTGACCAGCCAGCCCTACCAGGTGGGCGTGCTGCTCTCCAGCTCCAACGCCAGCACATGGACGGCCCACCAGGACATGGACATGGCATTCCGCCTGGTTGCCGCCGACTACACCGAGCACGAGCGCGTCATCGACCTGGGCACAGTCAACGTGGCGGACGCCACCGACCTGTGCGTGCAGGCCTTCGCACACCAGCCCAGCGCGGCGGCCGTGGCCGTGTTCGAGATGGCCGCCACCGGCATCGCACACACCGTGCAGGCCGCCGCCGGCCAGGTGGTGGAGCTGCCCTCGCGCTACACCGGCCCGGTCAGCGTCAAGGCCCGGCTGCGCGGCGATGCCCGTTTCGCCGCCGTGCTGGAGCCCGGCCTGCAGCTGGTGGTGGGTTCGCTGCAAGACGATGGCGACTACATCACGCCCATGCTCGGCGCGGGCGGCATGGTCACCGTGCGCGCCACGCTGGAGGCCTACCTGCCCGCCGGCACGTCGCTGACCGTTCAGGCCCTGGCCGACGCGCCCGGCGCCGCGTGGACGGACGTGCCGTATCTGTCGTCAAGCGCCATGACGGCCGGCGTCATGGAGCTGACCTACGAGCTGCAACAGTTCGCGGCCGAACGCCTGCGCCTGCGCGTGGCAATGCATGGCGGGTTCAGCGCCAGGCCCTGGGCCGCAAACCTGCGCGCGGTGGTGCTGTGATGGTGGATGACCGCACACCGGGCATGGGCCTTTCCATGCCGCACCCCGACAACAAGCTGGAACAGGACGTGCTGCGCCTGCGCGACGCCTTGTCCGCGCTCGACAGCGCGTGCACGGCGCTGACGAACAGCATGCTCAGCAAGGTGGAAGCCAGTGAGCTGGCAGCGGCGATTGCGGGCCTGCAAGGGAGCATCGGCAGAGGTGGCAATGCAGGCGGGCCCGCTAGCGGCGACCAGACCGGCAGAGCGACACCACCGGATACGACACCAACGCTGGGCAAAACAAATTCCAAGGCTGGGAGTATCAGCGGGGGCGGCGATTCGACCATGGGCGTAGGAGGCAAGAGTTCCGCGGGAACAGCTGCTGCAGAGCCTGGGGGCGGGTACGGCGCCGGAGGCGGCGCAGGTCGCGGCAACGGCGCCTTCTACCGCGGCGCGAACGGTTCCGGCGGTTTCATCCGCATCGAGGAATACTGACCATGCAGCGTTTCGCACGAGTCGAAAGGGGCATGGCCGACAACGTGGTGGAGGCCGAGCAGCAACCCGATGGATGGCTGCCCTGCGGCGATGCCTCGCCGGGGTGGCTGTACGACGATCTGACCGGGGTTTTCAGTCCGCCGCAGCCGCCGCAGCCAGAGGTGCCCGAGTCCATTACCCGCGCCCAAGGCAAGGCCGCGCTGATCCGCGCCGGCATGTGGCCGGCGGTACAGGGCTTTGTTGCGGGCATCGCAGACCCCATCGAGCAGGCCCTTGCAGAAGTGGCGCTGAACGACACGCTGACATGGCGGCGTGACTCGCCGTTCCTGAACCAGGCAGCGGTGGCGCTGGGACTCACCACCGAGCAGATGGACGCGCTGTTCATCGACGCCAAGGGCATCGAGCTATGACGTGGCTGCTGAACATCGCCATCGCCATCGACCAGCTCGCCAACGCGCTGCTGGCCGGCGCGCCCGACGAAACCCTCTCCAGCCGCGCCCACCGCATGCGCGTAAAGGGGCACCGCTACTGGGAGTGGACGGCCGGCGCCATCGACCGCCTGTTCTTCTGGCAGGCAAGCCACTGCGAGGCCGCCTACCTGTCCGAGCTGCGGCGGCTGCAGCAGCCGCCATCCCTTCGCACCTGATCCACCACAACACCGGAGAAACCACTTCATGGCTACCGCACCTTTTCACCACGGCATCCGCGTCACGGAAGTGAGCGACGGGATCAATGCCATCCGCATCGTGTCCACCGCCGTGATCGGCCTTGTGGCGACGGCCAGCGACGCCGACGCGGCCACGTTCCCGCTGAACCGCCCCGTGCTGGTCACGAAGATCGACGCGGCCATCGGCAAGGCCGGCACCAAGGGCACGCTGGCGCCGGCACTCGATGCCATCAAGAATCAATGCCGACCCGTGCTCGTCGTCGTGCGCGTGCCCGATGGCGAGGGCATCACCGAAGAAGACCGCCTGGCAGACCAGGACGCCAAGGTGATCGGCACCACCGTGGGCAACCAGTACACCGGCATGCAAGCGCTGCTGGCGGCGCAGGGCACGCTGGGCGTCAAGCCGCGCATCCTGGGCACGCCGGGTCTCGACAGCCAGGCCGTCACCGATGCGATGGCCGCAGTCGCCTACAAGCTCAAGGGCTTCACCTACGCGCAGGCCATCGGCGACAACGTGGGCGAGGCGCAGGCCTACCGCGACCACTTCGGCCAGCGCGAGCTGATGATGCTGTGGCCCGGCTGGAAGGCGTTCGACGTGAACGCCGCAGCCGTGCGCGACGTGTCAGCCGTGGCCTATGCCCTGGGCCTGCGCGCCAAGATCGACCAGGAACAGGGCTGGCACAAGACGCTCTCCAACGTGCCGCTCTCGGGCGTGCTGGGCATCAGCCGCGACGTGCACTGGGATCTGCAGAGCCCGGACACCGAGGCCGGCATCCTCAACCAAGCCGGCATCACCACGCTGATCCAGAGCCAGGGGCACCGCTACTGGGGTTCGCGCACGTGCACCAGCGAGCCGAACTTCGTTTTTGAAAGCGCAGTGCGCACCGCCCAGGTGCTGGGCGACACCATGGCCGAGTCCCACTTCTGGGCCGTGGACAAGCCCATGCACCCCAGCCTGGTGAAAGACATTCTGGAGGGCATCAACGCCAAGTTCCGCGAACTCAAGGCCCTGGGCTACATCCTCGACGGCAAGGCCTGGTACGACGAAAGCGTGAACGAAACCGCCACGCTCAAGGCCGGCAAGCTGCTGCTGGACTACGACTTCACGCCTGTGCCGCCCCTGGAAGACCTGGGTTTTCGCCAGCGCATCACCGACCGCTACTTCGCCGACTTCGCACTGCGCGTAGGCACCGGCCAGTAAGCACCCCACACACCGAACCAACAGGAGAAACACACCATGGGTCTGCCCCGCTCCCTGAAACACTTCGCCACATTCGTTGATGGCATCTCGTATGTCGGCGAGATGCCCGAGGTGGGCCTGCCGAAGCTCACACGCAAGATGGAAAAGTACCGCGCGGGCGGTATGAACGGCGAGGCTGCACTCGACTTCGGCATGGAAGCGCTGGAAGCCGAACTGACCGCCGCCGGCTACATGAAAGACCTCTTCGACACCTGGGGTGCGCAGCGGCATGACGCCGTGTTGCTGCGCTTCGCGGGCGCGCTGCAGGGCGACGACAGCGAAGGCGTGGACTCGCTTGAAGTCGTGATGCGCGGTCGCTTCTCCGAAATCGACCCCGGCAAGGCCAAGGCCGGCGACAAGACAGAGCTGAAGTTCAAGATGGCCGTGAGCTACTACAAGCTGTCCATCAACGGTCAGGTGCAGCTCGAAATCGACTGCGTGAACTTCATCGAAGTGGTCAACGGTGTTGACCGCCTGGCCCAGGTGCGCGCCGCGCTGGGCATCTAACGCATCCCCTCATCAACTTCCATCCGTAAACCACCATGAAAGAAATCAAGGAACCCATCACGGCCGAACAGGCCGGCGCCGCTTCAGCCGCAGTGCAAAACCACGACGTGCGCGAAGTCACCCTCGACGTGCCGATCAAGCGCCCCAATGGCGATCTGTGCAAGGTGCTGGTGCGCAAGCCCAACTCGGGCGCGCTGCGCGGCCTCTCGCTTGTGGAGCTGCTGCAGATGAACACCACGGCACTGCAAACCATCCTGCCGCGCATCACCGAGCCCATGATCCACAAGCAGGAGATGCACATGGTTGACCCGGCCGACCTTGTGGCGCTGGGAACGGAGGTGGCCGGTTTTTTGGTGCCGAAGGCACAGAGGGAGGTGTTCCCGAGCGAGTAGAGGACGCCATGGCCGACCTGGCCCTGGTGTTCCATTGGCGGCCCGCGGACATGGAAGACATGACGCTGGCCGAGCTGATGCAGTGGCGCGAGCGAGCCCGCGAGCGCTACGGCAAGCAGGAGTGAGCCACCCCTGCGACGCCCCGATTCGGACTGTGCAACAATGAACCATGCTTACCGCCATCGCCCTTGCCCTGCTCGCCATCGTGGTGCTGTGGGGCGCCTGCGTCCTGCTGCTGCCCGCAGGCCTGCTGGCCTGGGCACGCTCGGGCACCAAGGCCGATCTGGAGCGCGCCGAGCAGCAGCTCGCGCAGTCCGATGCGCTGCTCTCACAGGCCCAGGCACTGCAGGCCCGCGCCAACGCCGGCCGCTCGCGCCCGCTGCGCGGCATCTAACCCCAAGCCACGCCACCACCGCAGGCCATGGAGGCATCCATGGCCGCTGACAGCATGCGCCTGCGTGTGGTGCTTGACGTGGTGGACCGCGTGCTGGGGCCGCTCAAGCGCATCAGCGCGGGCAGCAACGATGCTGCCAAGGCACTCAAGGCCACCCGCGACCGCCTCAAGGAACTGAACCAACAACAGGCCATGGTGGGCGACTGGCGCACCATGCGCGCCGGCCTTGCCGACACCGCCGACAAGCTGGCCCAGGCGCAGGGCCGCGTGGCGCAGCTCGCGCGCAACCTGCAGGCAGCAGGGCCGCCCACACGGGCCATGGCGCGGGAGTTCGCCTCCGCCAAACGCGAGGCGGCCGGCCTGGGCCAGCAGCACGAACGCCAAGCGCGACAGGTGCAGGAGCTGCGCGACAAGCTGCAGGCCGCGGGCATCAGCACGCGCGGCCTCTCCAACCATGAGCGCGAGCTGCGCTCCAACATCAACGCCACCACTGCGGAAATCACCCGGCAGAACGCCGCCCTGCGCACCCAGGCCGACCAGCAGCGGCAACTGGCCGCGCTGCGCGAAAAGCACGCACGCACCATGCTGCACACCGGCATGGCGGCTGGCGTGGGCGCGGCCATGCAGGCCACGGGCCGGCGCGGCGTGCAGGTGGGCATGGGGCCGGTAACCGACTTCGCAAAGCACCAGGACCACATGCTGGGCATCGCCCGCCAGGTAGAAGGCGCCCGCGACGATGCCGGCAACCTCACGCCCGTCTACCGCGCCATCGAGGAACAGATACGCGGCCTGAGCCACCGCATTCCGTTGGCCACCACCGCCATCACAGACATGGTGACGGCCGCGGCGCGCATGGAAGTGCCGACCGACCGCTTGGGCGAATTCACGCTCATGGCCTCGGAGATTGCGACCGCCTTCGACGCCGTGCCCGACCAAATCACAGAGTCCATGGGCAAGGTGGCGAAGAACTTCAAGATCCCGCTGACCGACATTCGCAGCCTTGCGGACTCCATCAACTACCTCGATGACAACGCCATCAGCAAGGGCGGCGACATCATCGACTTTCTGAACCGAACCAGCGGCGTGGTGTCCACGGTGGCCATGAAGGCGCAGGACGCTGCCGCGCTCGGCTCCACGCTGCTGACGCTGGGCGAGCGTGCCGAAACTGCGGGCACCGCGGCAAACGCCATCGTGCAGAAGTTCGCCGCCGCGACCAAGGGAACCAAGAAGTTCCAGGCCGCCATGGCGGAAATCGGGCTGTCGCCTGATGCTGTGCAAAAGGGCATGTCTACCGACGCCATGGGAACCATCCTCAAGGTGGTGGAGGCCATCCGCAAGCTGCCGGAGCACAAGCGCACGGGTGTAATGGTGGAGCTGGCCGGCATGGAGCACAGCGACACCCTCGCCAAGCTGGTGGACAAGCCCGAGGAACTGCAGCGGCAGCTCAACCTGGCCAACAGCCAAAGGGCCCAGGGATCCATGGCGCGCGAGGCCGCGGCGCGCAACGCCAACCTGTCGGCTCAGTGGCAGTTGACCAGCAACCGGGCGTTCAACCTGAGTTCTGCATTGGGCGAAGCGCTGGAGCCCGCGTTGCTGCGCCTGCTGCATGCCATCAATCCGCTGATCGAGGGCGTGAGCGCATTTGTGCAGGAGAACAAGACGCTGGTGGGCTGGCTGCTGGGCGCATTCCTGGCGGTGTCCGCGCTGCTGGTGGGCCTGGGTGCCCTGCTGGTGCCGTTGGCGTTGCTGGCAGGCAAGGCCATGCTGGTACGGTTCCTGTTCCAGTGGCTGGTGGTGTCCATGTTCGGCGCACGCGCCGCTGCCGGCGCAGCGGCCGGGGGCATGGGCCTGCTCTACCGCGCGGGCTTCATTGCAGGCCGGGCCTTCGCATTGCTACGCGGTGCCGCCGCGTGGCTGCTGGCCGGTCTGCGAGTGCTCGCCGTGTTCCTGATCGCCAACCCCATCGTCGCCGCGTTCGCGCTGCTGGCGGTCGCTGCCTACATGGTGTGGCGCAACTGGGACGGCATCAAGGGCGGGTTGCTGGCCATCTGGCGCCAGCTCTCGGACACCGCCGGCGCGCTGTGGGATCGCGCAGCGGCGGGCGCCGCATCGCTGTGGCAAACCCTGGTGAGCGCCAAGCAACAGTTCTTCCAGGCTGGCTCCGACTTGCTGCAGGGCCTGGTGGACGGCATCACCAGCCGCGCCCTGGCAGTACGCGACGCGGTGGTGGGCGTGGCCGATGCCGTGGGCGGCTGGTTCCGCGAGAAGCTGGGCATCAACTCACCATCGCGCGTGTTCATGCAGTACGGCGGCTGGATCGCCGAGGGCGCGGCCATCGGCATGCAGGGCGGCCAGGGCGCCGTGCGCACCGCGGCGCTCACGCTGGCCACCGCTGCCACGGCGGCGGCGCCAGGCATGGCCGGTGCGGGCCCCGTGCGCGTCGACAGCCGGCCGCCGCTGTCGGCCGCGGCGCTGGCGGGTGCGCCCGCGCCTGCGGCGGCCGGCAATACCTACCAAATCACCATCCACGCCGCGCCGGGCATGGACGCCCAGGCCCTGGCACGCGCCGTCACGGCCGAGCTGGACCGCCGCGAGCGCGCCAAGCGCTCGCGCGTGCTGTCGCAGCTTGCGGACATTGACTGAGAGGGAGCGCAACCATGCTCATGAGCCTGGGCCAATTCGTGTTTGGCCTCGACACCCTGGCGTTCGACACGCTGCGCCGGCAAAGCGCGTGGCGCCACCCCAGCAATTCGCGCGTGGGCGCGCGGCCGGCGCGGCAGTCGGTGGGGCCTGGCGACGACACCATCACCCTGTCGGGCGTGCTGGCGCCAGAGTTCAAGGGCACGGCGCTTTCGCTGCGCACGCTGCGCGACATGGCCGACAGTGGCAAGGCCTGGGCGCTGGTGTCCGGCGCGGGCGACGTGTTCGGCGCATGGGTCATCGAGAACCTGTCGGAAACGGGAACCCATTTCATAGCGCATGGCAGGCCCCGACGCATCGAGTTTGAGCTGCAGCTTGCCCATGTGGATGACCACCAGGCCGAGGGTGCGGGTGGCGTAGACCCGTGGCCCGATGACGACTACTGGGAGTGGTGGCTGTGACGGAATACGCCTATGCCACGCCCGCGTTTGAGCTGACGGTGGCCGGGCGCAACATCACGCGAACGGTGAACGCGCGGCTGATCCAGCTCACCCTGGCAGAGTCGCGCGGCGATGAGGCCGACCAACTCGACATTGAGCTGGACGACAGCGACGGCCGCATGGCCATTCCGAGCAAGGGCGAAGAAATCACCCTGCGTCTGGGCTGGGCCGGCGGCCGGCTGGTGGACAAGGGCACCTTCGAGGTGGACGAAATCGAGTACAGCGGAGCGCCCGACCGCATCAGCATCCGCGCCAGATCAGCCGAAATGAAGCGCCAGCTACGCACGCGCACCGAGCACAGCTACCACGACACCACCCTGGGCGAGATCGTGCGGGCCATCGCCGCGCGAAACGGGCTGCAGGCCAAAGTGGACACCACGCTGGCCGGCGTGCGTGTGGCACACATCGACCAGACGCACGAGAGCGACCTGCACTTCGCCACGCGCCTGGCCAAGCAGTACGACGCCGTGTGCACCGTGAAGAAGGGGCGCCTGGCCTTCATCCCCATCAACGGCAGCAGGAATGCGGCCGGCGTGGAGCTGGAGGGTTGGACACTGACCCGCGCAGACGGCGACCAGCACCGCTACCACACAGCCGAGCGCAACGCCTACAGCGGCGTGCGCGCCTCCTGGCACGATGCCGCACGCGCCGAGAAGCGCAGCGTGCTGGTGGGCACTGAGGACAACGAAAAGCGCCTGAAGGACACCTACGGCAGCGAAGCCGACGCCCTGGCCGCCGCGCGCGCGGAAATGGGCCGCATCAAGCGCGGCAAAGCCACCATGGAGCTGACGTTGGCCCTGGGCCAGCCCGAGCTGATGCCGCAGACGCCCCTGCGGCTCAAGGGATTCAAGCCGCAGATAGACGCCACGCCGTGGCTGGTGGTCAAGATTGCGCACACGCTTGCGGAGGGTGGGTTCACATCACGACTGGAGCTGGAGACAGGTAAGGAAACTTAGGTTCTGGACACTTTCGCCCCCATGGATCGAGGTAGAAAGCTCTGGCTGGCTAGGCCAGCCAGGGGGCTCGGCCTGGACGATAGGTGGCTGGCTCAGGTACTCGGCTAGAGTTGGAATTGCTGCTGTAGTGGCGAGAGGCGCTCTCAGTTCGAACCAATGGGGTGATCTGCCAGTCCGAACCAGGCGAACAACTTGTCACGAAGTGCCGAAGCATCCTGCAGTTCACATTCCCAAATGGTGAGCACACGCCAGCCTGCCGCCTCCAGAAGTTCGCGTTGTCGCGCGTCGCGAGATATGTTGGCGTTGAACTTGCCCAGCCAGAAGTCGACACGAGTCTTTGGGGTCGTTGCCTTGCTGCAGTCGTGCCGATGCCAAAAACAGCCATGAACCAATATCACCGTGCGGTGCTTGGAAAGAACCAAGTCAGGGCGGCCTGGCAGCTTTCGATCATGAAGCCTGAAGCGCAATCCGAGCGAATGAACCAGGGAGCGCACGGCCACTTCCGGCTTGGTGTTCTTGCTACGCACGCTCGACATGATTCTGTGGCGTACTTCCGGGCTGACGGTGTCCATGGCATCTCAGCATAGCGAGGGCCGCATCTCTGAGTGACACAGGGGCTGAGAAAGATGGGTTTCGGCATCGACGAGCGCTTCGTAATTCTTTAAACTTCGACGCCATGAAAATCGAAGCAATCGACCTTTTTTGCGGGGCGGGGGGACTCACCCGGGGACTTCTGGATGCGGGAATCGAAGTCAAGGCTGGGTTTGACGTCGAAGAGTCGTGCCGGCACGCATACGAGGCTAACAACGAAGGGGCGAAGTTCTTCGCGCAGGACGTCGGAACCGTAACCAGCGCCAATCTGAACAAGCTTTGGAGCAAGGGGAAGGGGAGCATCAAGTTGCTTGCAGGGTGCGCGCCTTGCCAACCGTTCTCCCCAGCGGCGAATACGTTCCGCGTTAAAGGAAAAGCCGAGGCCGAAGCAGCCGGAAAGGGGCCTTCGGTGCCGGGCCTAGCAGATCCTCGTTACTACCTGCTGAATGAGTTCACGCGGCTGATCAAGGAGTGCGATCCCCACCTCGTCACGATGGAGAACGTGCCGAAGGTTCAATCGCATGCGCCCTTCAAGAACTTTGTTGAATCGCTCAAAGAGCTGGGCTATGACGTTTGGTACAAGAGCGTTTCCTGCGAAAAGCTAGGGGTACCGCAAACTCGCCGTCGCCTGGTGTTGTTGGCCTCGCGGATAGGAGCAATTCCCAAACAGCTGGAGCCATTGGAGTTGGGTGACGAACCCAACGACGTTCACCACGCGTTGGCCGGGCTTACTCCGCTTAAAGCGGGTGAGGCTGACCCCCACGACAAGATCCATTTCGCGCGTAATTTGTCGGAGATCAATCTGCGCCGTATACGCGCATCGACACCGGGGGGGACTTGGCGCGATTGGCCGGAAGAACTTCGCTCGCCGTGCCACAACAAGGCATCGGGGGCGACCTTCTCCGCCGTCTACGCGCGCATGCGTGCGGATCAAGCTTCGCCGACCATGACTACGCAGTTCTATAACTTTGGTGCCGGGCGCTTCGGCCACCCTACGCAAGATCGCGCCCTGACCCCAAGGGAGGCTGCATTGCTGCAATCGTTTCCGAAGTCATACGATTTTGTAGGCAATCAGTCCGAGATCTACATGGACAAGCTCGGAAAGATGATTGGGAATGCCGTCCCTCCGAAATTGGGAGAAGCAATTGGAAAGACGTTTCTACAACATGTGAAATCACTAGGACGTCAATGAATCGGATTTGTCAGGTGAAATCAAGTCAATTAATTTCTCCACATCGCTAACTTTGGCAGACTCGTCCAGGAATGTCGCATAGGCGTTTCTGGCCGAATTTATGAGCTGCTCGTAATACACCACCCGACCGTTAATAACTTGCAGCGCTTGATTAACTTGTTGTGGATGAGAATTGTCATCGACAGGTTTTCCAAGCACAAAAACGACAGCGATATTTGGAGAATAATTATCTCCCCTCTCCTTCCTCAAGCACATTTCTAGTGCGTTTTTGTATTTCATCCCTTGATCCAAAAGCTCACCGACAGTCAGTCGCCTTCCGGCACGCTTGAGCTCAACCAATATATGCTGCTCAGCATTGGTCCGATACCTGATATCAACACGGCCTTTCGTCTGATCATCCGTTAGGCCAGCAGCAAATTCCTTATACTGCGTTTTGAGCGCCTGCTCCATACGCTCGCTACCGGTCGCTCTCTCCCAGCCTGGATCAAGCATCCACATGTTTTCAAAAAGAAAGTCTCTAAGTAAGTTTTCCCTCTGATCATCATCAACCAATTTGATGAAGTTTTTAATTATCTCCAAACGCCCAGCAACAATATCCCTGTAAAGGGATCCCTCCAAACTGCCAAAATCAATCAATAGCGGCATCAGATTAGCCGCGGTAAGATTGGTCAAAGTACCCAGTTGATGGCTCGCCTCCTTGAGCCTCAATCGTTCAAACGCTAGAACTCCTGCCTTATACAGGCTTCGTCGATCATCTTCCGTTTCGAGTTCAACGCCTTTAATTAGCCCAAGCATTGATCGAGCGGCTTTTTGCTGTCCCTCGGGCAGCCTCTCCACCCAATCCTTTAAGGGAGGAATCTCTTGCTGAACCTCCTTTCCGCGAGATTCATTTCGCAGCGTCGCCCATTCTTCCGAAATGGCCACCAAGGTTCTTCGAAGAAAAGCGACAAGCGCCACATAACGGGGATCGTCTTCAATCAGACGTTGCCTGTCACTCGTGGCTATATCCGGCTGATCATCAAGGTCTAAAAAATCTGCCTCAACCTGCCCGGTGACATAGTTACCCATCAGCTTATGGAAATTCAACTTATCAAGGATGTTTTCTTGAATAAGACGCCCATTTGCCACAACGACGATTCCGTTCATTGATCCGGAGTCATCCGTTCTCAAATCGTTTGGCTTGGCGGATGCGCCAAGCCATCCATTTACTACCCAATCCGAATGTTCAGGACTTACCCCTCCATTCAAGGAGAATTTTTTCTTAATTTTTAGTAGAGTCGTGGTGTCGAGAGATGTTGTTCCAAACTGCCACAGAAATTCGATGTTTTGAAGATCCTCCCGCTCTACCACAGTGATCGGAGTTCCGTTGACTTTGACATCGAAGGTATCACCTGCGACACCTTTGTATCCGATTATTGAAAATCTTCTAGCCACCCGCTTCCGCAGTGCGTTAATCGTCTGAGTTGCACCTCTTTTTTTCAGCTCGGTTAACTCTATGCGAGTTCCTTTCGGCGGGCCACTGAAGGTTATGGGCTCTGGCTGATAAACCACATTTTTCTTTATGGCCGCCTGTATACCATGGACCGTCATTACGAACGCATGGGTTTCTCCATCTTTGCTGGTGTGAATTTCTATTCTTTCAGCGATGGAGAACAAAGATAGCTTCCCGATCCCCTTTCGCCCCATGAAGCGTCGATTACCGGGAGAGGTGCCTCCTTCGTTTTGCCTCTTGTCATACCCCACATACAAGAAGCGGTCATTGATTGCATTTAGATTCATTCCGCAACCATCATCTTCAATTGAAATGCGATCTTTAGATATGTGAATGCTGACATTCTTTGAATCCGCATCCCAAGCATTTGCAACCGCCTCCGAAAGCACGGCAGAAACATTGCTATAAAGCTTTATTCCTAAATGGTCCAGAACACGAAGATCAATCTTCATCTTGTATGGACTTACGGTGAAAGAGCTTGCGTGCATTACTATCCCCTCCATATAGTTAGAACCCCAGCCGCACCAGCAGCAGCGCAGTTACCTAAAAGCGTCGCCCGTTCCACCCATACACCACCCGCCCGCAGATGCTCACCTGCTGCGTGCCGTTGAGCACCTCCACCGTGCGCACCTTGGGGTTGTCGCTGCTCACTTGCCGACAGCCGTATGCCTACGCACCCGCCCCAGCGCAAACAACCCCATCAGCGATGACAGCGCCAGCAGGCCCCATTGCGACAAGGTGGGAATGCTGGCAGGCGCAGCTGGGGCGGCTGCTGGGGATACGGTGAGGGAGACTGTGACGGGCGGGGTGCCGAAGCCGTCAGACGCGGTGTAGGTGAACGAGTCCGCGCCGCTATAGCCGGCAACGGGGGAGTAAGTGAAGCTGCCGTCGGCATTGAAAACCAAGGTGCCATGCAATGGGCCCGTGACCAGCGCCGCAGTAAGGGGTAGCGCCAGGGGTGAACTGTCGTTGCCCAGCACGCCGGGGGCAGCCACGGTGAGGGGCGTATTGAATGCCGTGGTGTAGCTGTCGGCCGTGGCAACAGGCAACGGGCGCGCAGCTACCGCAAAGCTCTGCTGCACCTGAGGGGCAGCGAAACTGGATACGTTGCCAGCCTGATTGGCGTTGATGACGCAGGTGCCAACGCCAGTGAGACTGACTGTTGCGCCCGCAATGGTGCAAACGGCGCTGGCCGAAGGGTCAATGGTGAACACCACGGGGTTACCAGAGGCACCCCCTGTGGCTGCGACAGTGTATGAGTCACCTACCTTGGCGGCAGCAGGGGCAGTGGAGGTGTACGTAATGGTTTGGGGTGTTCCAGCCCAGACCTGAAAAGCCAAGTCATAGGTGGGAAACCCGAAATCGGCGAAGTTATCGAAAAACTCTCCGTCTGCATATTCATCATTGGTGGAGATGGCCAGCCCACCGGGGCCTGAGAGAACAAATGAATAGACGCTACCGGCAGTCACTGGGAAAGGGGTGGTCAGCACAATGTCCCGCATCGGGCCGCCTGATGTGGAGGCTGTTACGGTCACACCCGTTTGTGTGTATGCGGGTGTGCCAACAGAACCCGGGATTCCACTTCCGTTGTTGCCGTTGTAGATATACAGGGTGCCGGAAAAACCGTCGCTGTATGGCCGCACACTGATCCCGGAAATAATGGCCGAAGCTGGGGCCGTGAAGGTTTGGCCTTTATGGGCAGTAATAAAAAAACCGCCGTCATCCACTGTTTGCGAAACCATCTGTGCCAAAGCAGGCGCAGACACCAGTGCAAGCAACAGCGCGCCAAACAATCGCAGTTTCATGGTTCCCTCTCTTGTGAATATTGGTTCGCGAAGGGATGGCTAAAACCGCCGCCCATTCCACCCATACACCACCCGCCCGCAGATGCTCACCTGCTGCGTGCCGTTGAGCACCTCCACCGTGCGCACCTTGGGGTTGTCGCTGCTCACTTCGTGGCTGCCGTCCATCTTGCGGGTCACGCGCTTGATGAACAGCTGGCCATTGGCTTGCAGGACATAGACGCCATCCACATCCGCCACGCGCTGGTCCGTGTCCACCAAGGCGAAATCGCCGGAATTGAGGGTGCCCGCCATGCTGTCGCCGTAGGCGTGCACCAGTTGCAGGGCTTCGGGCCGGCTGCGCGGCAGGTTCGTCTGCAGCCAGGTGCGGGACACGGGCACATCACCCAGGATCACGTCTTCGGTGCTGAGTTCGTTGCCCGGGCCCATGCTGCCGGTGGCGCTAAACAGCGGAATACGGATGGAGTCCGCACCGTCAGCGGGTGCCGGTGCTGGGCCGGATAGATCACCCACGCTGCGCCGGCCGGTGAACAAGAAGGGTACGTCAATGCCTGCGCCTACCAGACGCTGAAGATAGTCGGCAGACGGCGCACGATCCCCACTCTCGTAGTGCACCTGGGCGTTCGGCTTCACGCCGCCAGCCGCAGCCATGTCGGCCTGCGTGAGGCTGAGGCGCTTGCGCTCTTCCCGAAGGCGATCAGAAAAACCACTCATAAAGATAGAAATGCGTTGACATCTATCCAAATGGATAGAACAATGCGGCGCATACCAACTCACCGCGTAGCGCGATGTTACATGCAGCAAATCAGGAAGCCCCTGCAGGGCAGCGCTTGCAGGCCTGCAGCAGCTTTGACGGCTGCGAAAAACGGCTGAGCTTGCAAATTAGCTTGGGCACATCCTTGGATGTGACCGAAGACGGCCTGCCTTCCGTGCTCGTCATTTGTGCCCATGTGTGGCAGCAAGGTGTTGATGGCGCCCCGCCTCGCAAAGTCCTGATGGCCGTGCAGCATGTGTCGCCTGATGAGATCAGGCGCCTGGCGGCTTACGGAACTCGGCGTTGTACGTCATCTGAGCCTCAAGGTAGCTGTTCAGCTGCATGTACAGCGCTTGGGCATCGGGATATGGCAGCACCACCAGCGGCAATTCAAACGCCTGCTCCTGGCCGTATCGATACACGGTGAATTGCAGATGGCAAGAGCTGTCCTTCAGCATTGGATGCAGTGAAGGTGGCTCAGAAGTTTCAACGATGTCGGTTTTCGGTTCTTCCATCTCTCATCCATTTACAGACATGAATTCCAACCATTCGGCGCATACCAACTCACCGCATAACGCCATGCTACACAGCATTAAAGAAGGGGCCGCGCCATGCGCGGCCGACCACGCAGCGGCACTCAAGGCACAGCTGAAAAGCGCCCTCTCCGCTCTGGTGGGCGACGCCACCGTGTCGGGTGCGTTTGGGAAGGTATCCGTGCACATCACACCCGCGCAGGACGACAACGCCCTGCCGGTTGAGCGTTGGGTGCATGACGCGCAGGTGCTCATTGCCTGCCTGCGCGCCATCGAGCCCGCGGCCCAGGTACGCATTGACGTGACGGGGGTCGGCATCCTGCAGTACGGGGCGCTGCACGCAGCAGGGGTGGAGGTGGGCGCGTTTGTGAACACGGTGGACTACGCGCCCGCCCTGGCGCTTATCCCAGAGGCGCTTCGGCCGTGTACACGCTGCGACCTGCGAGTGAGGCACGCGGTGATTGGAGAAGGTCCGAAGACTTCTCAAGGTTGAGAACATATTCAACGCCGGTCACCCGTACGCGCAACTTGGTGGACCCAAGGTAGAGGATGTCGCCAACGTTCAAAACGGGGTCTGTGGGAACAGGGAAGGTGCAGGCAACGTCATCCCGCGAGCCGGGTTTAAAGATGTGCGTTTGATTGGTGAAGAGCATTGGGAATAAGGCGTTACAGCGGATAGCAGCATGTTACGCCAGCGGAAATCAGCAGGAGGTACGCCATGGCCTATGAGGACAAAGAGCAAAAAAAGACCCACCGCCACACGGTGCGTTTCAAGACAGAGGACAACCAGCTGATTGAGTTGCTGGCAAAGCGCCTGGGCCTGCAAAAGGCCACGCTGATCCAGAACATGGCGCTGCTGGCCGCTGAAAAGGAGCTGCAGAAGATCGGCCTGGGTGGCCAGCAGCACGCCACCGCCGCCGGCGGCCCCGCACTCCACTGCTGATGCGGAAAGCCATGATCAATGCAGACCCAAGAAACCACGGTGGAGGTGTCCGCCGAGCTACAGCACAAGCTGGAGCGGCTGCGGCGGGCGTACCGCCTGCCCACCACCACGGCGGTGCTGGAGCTGCTAATTAGCAGCCAGATTGACCAGTCCGTCTTTGCGATGACGGGGATTCGGCCAGGCCCCAAGCTGGCCATTGACAACACCAGGCCCGACACGGGGCGCGAAGGATGAACATGATGACCACCGGCAAGCAACCCAAAACCAGCTTCAAGGCGCTGGTGGCCGCCAACCGCGCCGCGGGGCGGCTCGATGAGCCCGCATCGGCAGCAGAGAAGGACGCGGCGCCGAAGATGCGCAACACCGGCATGCGCCTGATGCCGGACGAGTACACACAGGCCCAGCAATTGGCCGCGCAGGATGACCGCGCCATGGCCTGGTTCTGCCGCCGCATGTATCTGCGCGGGCTGGAGTCGTTCCTGGCGGAACAAGGCGGGAAGCACTGAGCAGCAAATAGCCGCTCAAAAGCCGCAACACGATGCCCAAGGGAGACGCCACGATGATGCACACCGAAGCGGAGCGCCGAGCGTTGCTGGCGGCGCAGCCTGCGCGCCAGCAGCGGCGCCACCAGGGCCGCGAGCTGCGCTACGAAGGCACCCGCATGGAGTGCGCCCACTGCGGCGCCAAGAGCGTCATCCGCCACGGGCGTGCAGTAAGCAAGACCATGCGCGAGGTGATCTACCAGTGCACCAATGTGGAATGCGGCCATTGCTTCGTGGTGATGGCGGAGACGGTGCGCAGCCTCACGCCATCGGCCATCCCTGACCCTACGGTGAATATCCCGCTGTCAAAGCATGTACGCCGCGGGATGCTGCGCGTGCTGCTGGACAACGCGCAAGAGGCCGACCACGAACCCATCACGCCCGTGGAGCCCATCACGGGCGATCTGTTCGCAGGAGGCGCCGACACCTCATAGCCGGCGCACCACCAGCCGCTGATTAGCAGCGGCACCCATCACCACACACCTGATTTTTGCAAGGCGGCAACGCCTGGCAGGGACTTGTTTTGCCCGAAGAAACCGGAGGTTTGCCAATGTCGCGACGTACCGCCACCCGCCGAGATAACGCGCCCGAAGCGCCCAAGCCACTGGGCGCTCAACTGCTGGCATACGAACAGGGGCGCCACGCGGACAGGCTGGCCGCCATCAAGCGCATGGGCGCCCGGCTCGTGCTGCTGGATGCGTTCATGCCGGCCATCGCTGCCGCCGGCATTGTGCTGAATCTGGATCAAGTGAACGACTGGGGCGGCAAAACGATCTACCTGGGCTCGGGGATCCTCGACCACTCGCTCAATGCCAAGCTGGCGAACGTGCTGCTGGCTTGCGGCATGCGTGTGGCAGAGCGCAAGGAATACGACCACAGCCACAAGGATGTGCGGCTTGAACTGATGAAGGGCCGCCTGCGCGTCTCGCTGAGCATTGACGGCCGCAGCAAGCACCTGCTGGAGGTGCCGGCGTGAGCACCTTCGTGATGACCTACCGCACCGCGGACGGCCTGCGCATGCAGCCGCTGCTGGCCCGTACCATGGCTGCGGCCTGGGATTGCGCTTTCGACGTGGCCGAGCGCATGGGCTGCCAGGCGTGCAGCTTTGGCGTGCACCGGGTGGCGAAGGGCTGACCATGGCGTACCGTGAGCCCGAGCTGTGCAGCGATGGCGAGCGCCCGGTAGGCGTGGCGCCAGAGCTGGATCTGCTGGCGCAGTGCGCGCCACGCAAGGCCATGGCCGTGCAACCCGCGTTGGTGCCGCCGTCGCCAGAGCAGCTGGAAAAGCTGATGGCGCTGCGCGATGAGTTCGTGCAGATCAAAAGCGCGGGGCGCTTTGTGGATGCCGCCGCGCGCGAGTGGCGCGAGCTGCCCAGCAACTGGCGCATGGCGTTGTTGCTGGTGGCCGGCGTGGGCCTGGAGGTGGACAACATGGCCACCCTGGCCAGCCGCAACTGGCAGGAGTTCCCCGAGCCGGAGCGCGTGGCCATCAAGCACGCCATTCGTGTGGGAAAGCGCAGCCTGGGCCGCGTGACGGCCCTAGCGGCACGGGTGTAAAGCCATGCCGACGATCCCGCGCAAACTGCCAAACGCCAGCCTGGCCGAGTGGGAGAAGAACAAGCCCACGCTGTACATGGCGCGCGGGCACTTGGAGCGGGTGATTCGCTGTGCGCCGGCCAGTTGGCAGGCGGCCATCAAGGGGCGCTTTGACAACACCGTGCCGCCCGTTCTGGCGGCCGTACAGACAGCGCGGGACTTTCTGAACACGCCGCCCGAGTGGGCGCAGGCGTGGGACTTGCTGCAGGCGGTGGCCGACTTTGAAGACCGATTTGGCGCGGCGAGCCTGTGGAACCTCGATGACTACGAAATCTGCGCCATGGCCAAGAAGCTGGCGGCCGAGGCGGATGAACTGGATGCGCTGGCCCAGGGCCAGAACGCCACGCTGGCGGACCGCGTGGATTCCATACGTCTGCTTGTGCGTTGCGTAGGCATAGACGAGGACAAGCCCATCACGGGCGAGCCGGCCATCAAGCGCGCGCAAGACCCGGCATGGTGGCGTCGCCGCCTGCGCGTGCATGTGACACGCGTGGTGGAGGCCGGCGCGGTGGGCCTGGGCCAGGTGCACAAGGGCCGCGGCGGGTACGTGAGCCAGGACGGGCTGCAGCGCCGCCAGGCGCAGCTGAAACGGAACGCCGAGGCGCTGGGCCGCACGCTGTACCGCAATGAAGCGGGCCAGGTGTTCACGCTGCAGGAGCTGGCCGCGCTGGGGACGGCCAACCCGATCATTCGCGGCGGCGAGCTGATGACGCGCATACGCGGCGCAGAGGAATACGCGGATGCCCGCGCCCATGTGGGCCTGTTCGTCACGCTGACGCTGCCAAGCCGCTTCCACCCCGTGAAGCTGGGCAGCGGCGGCCGGCCGGTGCAAAACAAGAAGTACAGCGGCGCCACGCCGCGCGACGGACAGCTGTGGCTGCGCGATATGTGGGCCAAGACGCGTGCCGCGCTGGCGCGCAAGGGCGTGAAGATGTACGGCCTGCGCGTGGCCGAGCCGCACCACGACGCCACCCCCCACTGGCACGCCCTGATATGGGCCGAGGATGAAGCCGGAGCGCAGGAGATTGAAAAGCAGGTGCGCCGCTACTGGCTGAGCGATGACGGCCAAGAGCGCGGCGCGGTCGAAAACCGCGTGAACGTCAAGCGCATGGTGAAGGGTGGCGCCGCGGGCTACGTGGCGAAGTACATCGCCAAGAGCGTGGGCCACCTGGCCCTGGCCGAGCACATGGACGTGGTGCAGGGCCAGCAGATCGTGATGGACTTTGGCCCCACGGACGCGCGCAACCTGCAGGAGCCCGGCCAGATGGATGGCCAGGGCTACCGCCGGGTGGACGCCTGGGCGGCCACCTGGGGCATTCGGCAGTTTCAGACCATCGGCATGCCCAGCGTGACGGTGTGGCGCGAGCTGCGCCGGGTGACCAAAGACCAGCTGGAGCTATTCGACCGCGAGGGGGACCAGGCCACGGTGCGCGCCTACCAGGCCTGCCACCGCCATGGCGACCTGCGCGCGGACTGGTGCCTGTTCATGGAGGCCATGGGCGGTCATGCGCTGCCGCGCCACCGCTGGCACCTGCGCACGGCGCACCGAACGCCCGAGGACGGGCAGGTGAACAAGTACGGCGAGGAAGTGAAGGTGGGCCGCATCGTGGGCCTGCGCGCACAGCGCGGGCGCATGTGTGGCCGCTGGCTGGTGAGCCGCCGCATTGCGTGGGCGCCGGTAATCGGCGAGGACGCGCACGCCGCGCATGCGCAGGGCGCCCAGGATGAAGCGGGACAAGCTCAGGGCCACAGCAGCGCCACGCAGGGGGCGCAGGCCCGCGCGGCTTTGCCGCGCGCTTGGACTGGTTTCAATAACTGTACGGCCCGCCTCACGGGCGCGGTCTCGCGCATCGTTTTTGGCCGCGGCGACCACGAAATCGAGGACTGGTGCACCCCCCAGGTGGTGGCCCATTTCAGGGCCTTGCGCGATGCGGAGGCCTGCCAGTGATGAAAAAACAGGCACCACAGCACACCACGGCCACCGAGGCGCGCAACGCCATGGCCGAAACGGGCCAGAAAGTGACGCCGCTGCGCGCCCAGGTGCTGCTGGCGGCCCGCCGCCGCTGCGACGACATGCAGGACAGCCAGGCCGCGCGCGACCAGATGAAGCGCGAGGTGATGGCGACGCCGGCCGAGCTGCTGGCGGACCTGCTCACCGCAATTTCCAGCGTGCGCGTGCTGCGCGCCGACTTCCCCACCACCAACCCACCACAGGAGTGAAGGCCATGAATGCCAAACGCACCGACCCACGCGTGCACTGCTACCAGCGACCGCTGCATGGCGGCTACGTGCCAGCCGCCGGAACCACCCAGGACCACCTGGCCGCGGTGTTCGCCGCCGAGCGCCAGCGCCTGGCAGACGCCGCCCGCCCCCGCCGCAAGCGCCGCCAGCCGGTGGCACCCGCCATCAACCCGCAACAGGCCCAGCTGCAGCTGGTGGCCTGAGCCAACTTCAGGAGAGAGAACCCATGAACGCCGTTCACCAAGTGCTGCCGCTGCGCAGCTACCGCGCGCACCTTGTGCCGCAGAACGTCAATCTGTCGGATGTGGAAGACCTGGCCGACGCCAAGCTGCTGCCGACCATGCGGCTGAAAGCCGTCAGCGCCACCCAGGCAGAGGCACTGGCGCACCTGACCAGCGGCAAGCAGGTGCTGCGGGTAGAAAGGGTGGAGGGCTAAGGTATGGGGCAGCTGGTTCTGAACAAAGAGCAACTGCTGGAAGAACTGGGCATCGTGGAGAACACGTTGCGCGCGTTGATTGAGCAACGCGGCTTTCCGCACCCGCGCAAGATGGGGGCCAAGCTGTTCTGGCTGGTGGCCGAGGTGATGCAATGGCTGCAGGGGTGCCCCAGGGCGTGGGGTGGGACGGATAGCCCTGCAGCGGACGGTGCTACCGGGTGAGGCTATCAGGCGTGCGCGGCGGGCTGCACGCTGATCTTCAGGCCCAGGGAATTGATGACCTTCATGATGGTGTCAAAGCGCGGCTGCGATGTGGGGCGCAGCGCTTTGTACAGCGCCTCGCGCGTCAAGCCGCTGGCGCGGGCCACTTCGGTCATGCCACGGGCGCGGGCGATGGTGCCCAGGGCGTGCGCCAGTTCTGCCGGGTCGTTTTCTTCCAGCACGATGGACAGGTATTCGGCAATAGCCTCGTCGCTGTCCAGGTGTTCGGCCATGTCGAATTCAGGCAGGTCGGCTACTTTGATTTTTTGGGTCATGGTCACTCTCCTTCAACAGTTTTGGCCAGTGCGATGGCACGGGCTATGTCGGCCTGCTGGGTGGATTTGTCGCCACCGGCCAGCATCACAACAAGCACGTCGCCCTGCAGCACGTAGTACATGCGCCAGCCAGGGCCAAAGAACTCGCGCATCTCGAAAACGCCCTCCCCCACGGGCTCGACGTCGCCCAGCAGGCCGCGTTGCGCTTTTTCCAGACGGCGGGCCAGGCGGCGGCGTGTCATGCCATCGCGCAGGCCGAACAGCCAGTCGGAAAACTCGGGCAGTTGCTTGACGGTGTACATGGGCAAAGTGTAGTCACTTGTTCACACTTGTGCAACACGAAGGTATGCGGTGATACACTGCAAGCGCTGCGCGAAAAAGGCGCAGTCGGGATTGGTCTCCCGCCGCACCCTACGACGCAAGCCGTAGGCCTCACCGCAGGAGCCCTGCGGCTTGTTCGTTCGCGCCCCCATTTTTTGGTGGCTCGGGCGGGGAGCCGCAAGGCTCGCCGGTTCCGCAAGGGTGCCCGGTAGACCAACCCGTCCGAGCTGCCGCCCTGATTGGTCTCGGGTGCGGCGGTTGTCGCAAACCGCACCCTTGGAGGCCGTTATGGCTGCATCTTCTCTCGCCCTCACGCTGGGCAATATCTCGGTTCGTCAACTTGATGGCCTGTTCTGCCTGAACGATCTGCACCGTGCCGCTGGCGGCGAAGACCGGCACCAGCCCGCGTTCTTCTTGCGCATGGACTGGGCGAGGGAGCTGAGGGCGGAAATTGAAAACTCTGCGAATCTGCAGAGTTTTGAAAAAGGTGCAGATTCGCACCTTTCCATGAAAACCATCAAAGGCCGCAACGGCGGCACCTACGCCTGCCGCGAGCTGGTGATCGCCTACGCCGCCTGGATCAGTGCGGCCTTCCACCTCAAGGTGATCCGCGTGTTTCTGGATGCGGCCACGCCGAAGCCACAGGCCCCCGCCCTGGCCCATGCTCGCGGGCCAGGCATGATGTTCGTGACCGACGCGGAGCGCCGCCACCTAGAGGTGCTGCGCTTCACCATCTACGCCGGCCGCGAGGCGGTGTATGAGCTGGCGCGCGATGTGCAAAAGCACCATCCTTGGGTGGATGGCCGGGCCGCCATGCCCCACAACACGGCCCGCTATGTGCCAGGCCTGAGCGTGCAGCGCTGTCGCTTCTGATTCGATAGCTGCATGCGCTTTATTGGCAAGGGCTAGCGGCGTATTTGGCTATTTTCTTGAGCGATGTATTCCCGGTCAGCCTGCCGGCTTTCGCTCACCCCTTGACCAGTTGGATCACCAGGCCCACCAATGACACGAAGACCGCGATAGCCGACATGACGTACGCGCGGTGGGCCTTCGCGTTAGCTGCTGCGCTGAGTTTGTTGGCTTGCTCTGCCGCATTTGCTTGCCGTAGCGCCGAATATTCTGGACTGAGCTGGTAGCGTGTCACTGCTTCCACGGCCTTTTTGGACAGAAAGGCGCGGGCCTTGGCTTCCTGCTCGCCTACGAAGTCGCCGCGTTCAATGCTTTGCTGCAAGGCTTGAATACCGCGCTTGCTGCAAAGCTTTTCCATGGCCTTGTCGAATTGGTCATCTGGACTCACGTGCGCCCCTCTGTGCTGTAGTTGAACCAGTTCCACATAATGCCTTCAAACCGCCTGGGCATCCTGGCGCATTAAATAGGAACTTGGTTTGCGGGTAGTGCTGTTTTTGCGAGCTCATGAGCGTATGCCAACACTTCCGCGGCACGATCAAGACCGGCTTTGTCAACCTCTGCTCCATCAAGCATGTTCTGAATTTCACTCAGGAGCTGATTTTCGAGTGCTTCCACTAGGTTGTAGAACGCCGGAGCTCCGTGCCTATCGACATAATCGCTGTGCGAGGGCAGTGCTACCTTTACAAGCTTCTTAACAGACTCTTCATCCATAAGGTTTTTAGGATCGAGTCCAGACCTTAATGCAGTCCATTGGCCGATTGCGTGAGCAGATACAGCGCTTAATGCTGAGTAGGCAGCCCATACCATCGGTGAAACGAAAGGCCGTGCTTTAGCAGCGCTGGCATTGTCAAGAGCCTTAATCGTTTCGTCATTTCCAAAGCTATCGATGAATTTCTTTACTCTCATATCACCAGAAGCAAGCTTCTGATGAATGGCGTCAATATTCAGGGTGGATAGAAACATGATGACTGTCTTTGTCGAGGCAAGCGATGTAGCTGATGCCCATACCTGATCCACCGCTTCGAGCCGGCGCTTGTCGATTGCACCTTGTCTTTGCGCTATCGCTGAGAGCGCGCCAGACCTAAGAGCGCTAATCTCTGCCGACTTGGCATTCAGATCCGCTTGGAGATTTGCCAACTTTGCATTGAATTCATGCTCGACACTTTTTATCAGGCGGGTGTGTATCGCATTGCGTGCGAGCCAGAGGGCTCCGGCGAGCAGTGAAGTTGTCGTGAGTGCTGGGAACCAGTCCATGGCGGCAGCCTATGTGGTAGATATTGTTCGGGCGACAGGTGAGTGATGATCCGAGGAGGATGTCGACTCGCTCTCTTGGGTAGCAAAGTCCGCCCATTCCTGCATGATGGCCGCGCGCTTTTCCAGCATGTCGCCGCGCCGGTAGGCGGCCTCGGTCTTGGTGTCGATGGTGTGGGCCAGGCACAGCTCCACCGCATCGCGCGGGTGGTGCGTGATTTCGCCCGCCCAGTCGCGGAAGGTGGAGCGGAAGCCATGGGGCACGGCGGCCAGCTTGTGGCGGCGCATCAGGGCAGTGAATGCCATGTCCGACAGCGGGCCTTTGCGGTTGCTGGGGAATACGTGCTCCACCAGTTCTTCGCGCGCGGCTTCTTGAACGCGCAGCAGCGCGACGGCCTGGGTGGAGAGCGGCACCCGGTGTTCCCTGTTGGCCTTCATGCGTTCGGCGGGAATGATCCACAAGGCCGCGCCTAGATCGACCTCACTCCACACCATGCCGCGCACCTCGCCCGAGCGCACGGCGCTCAAGATCAAGAAGCACAGCGCGCGGGCGCTTTGGCCGTCCACGGCGGCTATCTGCTGGTAGGCGGCGGGCAGATCGGCCACAGGCACGGCGGCGCGGTGTTTGACGGGCGCGACCTTTTCCGGGTTGGCCAGGATGTGCTCCAACTGGCCGCGCCAGCGCGCCGGGTTGGGGCCGGTGCGGTGGCCGTGGGCGGTGGCCCAATCCAGCACCTGCTCGATGCGGCCACGCACGCGGGTGGCGGTTTCGGTCTTGGTCTTCCAGATTGGCGAAAGCGCGCGCAGGACGTGGGACTGCTCAATCTCGGAGACAGCCATGCGCCCGAAGTGCGGAGAAGCGTATGTGGCGAGGGTGTTGCGCCACTGCTGAGCGTGCTTTGCGTTGCGCCAGGTGCTTTCGTGTTCGCTGATGAAGGCGTCGGCCGCCTTGTCGAACTCCAACCGCTGGGCATCAGCAAGTCGGGCGGCTTCGCGTGCGTCCTGGCGGGACTTGATGGGGTCGGTGCCGGCATCACGCTGGCCAATCGCCGCGCGCGCAGCTTCGCGCGCTGCGGCCAGCGTCACGCCGGGATAGCTGCCCAGGCCCATGCGGCGGCGCTGGCGCATGTGGACGTAGCGCAGCACCCAGGTGCGCGACCCGCCTTCAATCCGCAGGTATAGCCCGCTGACCCCGCCCACGGCGTGCGAGCCTTCCACGCGCAGCCTGGAGACTTCCAGCGCCGTCAT